AAATTTTGGAAATGGTACATTTTGGAGGCTCAGTTGACCGCTAGCGCCAGCGAATTTGGGTTGTGAGGGCTAAGTCCTTTAGATGCGTTAAATACTTTTGGTGTGGTTGAAAATAAAATGAACTATTTACCTCTGAAAACCGCCTTATGTTTAGAGACTCCACTTTAGGTTTCGTCTCTGCAACATTGCGCTCATAGCTGTACCTCGCTCAAAAATAAGAATATATAAGGTTCAAAATGGCAATCACCCTCAGCTTCGCCGGACAACTCAATGTCACAGATAGTGTTTCTGGAACTGTAGCTCTCTCGAAGCAGCTTACTAACCTTTCTACGGCTGGTACGGCCTTCTCAGAAGCCCAAACTCTCTCTGTTGGAACTGTTGGCACAACTGTCTCCCTTCCAATCTCGCCGACTAACTTTCTCTATGTTAAGAATCTTCATGCGACTAATACCCTCCTTGTGACTTGGACCCCTGCTAGTGGGACTTTTGGTAGTGCTCCAATTGTGACCCTGCAACCTGGAGCCTTTATCGCGTTTTCTGAACCAACAGGCGCGGCTGGTATCACTGCTCTCACCCTTACGGGAAGTGCGAGTGCAACTTTAGTTGAATACGTACTCGGGGGCTAGTATGGGTCGAACACCCAAACTCCAAAACTGGGAACTTGAAGCCATTCAGCAGATGGTTCGTACTGGATGCTCGCTTGGGCATGCTTGTACGGAACTTGGTTTTGATGTAACTAATGAAGAGTTGATTCAGACCCAAAAGAGAGCTTCTTTTCTCACTCTCCTATGGCAAGAACGCCATCGCTACTTCTCTGATCTAGCTAAGGACCCGAACTTCACTCAGGATACAGTTGTGGGCAAGCTTATCTCTCTAGCTCAGAAGTTAGAAGAAGAGGGCGCTCATGATAAGGCTGGTGAAGTTCTGTTCAAGATTGCTAAGATTCGTGGCTATGTAGGGCCGGAAAGCCAAGTATCCGTGTTTGGCGAGCTATCTCAGAGGGACCTAGACGCCATTCGTAAGCAGGTTGAAGAGGGTAAAGTCGGTGGAAAGTCCAAATAAGATAGAGACAGCCCTTCAGGAACTCAATCGTCTATCACCAGAAATCCGAGAGGGTGCTCTCAACAAGATAGAGAAGAACAGGCGAGAGAAGAAGTATATCCTGTACTTCGAGCCGTGGGAAGAACAGGCTGACGCTCTGCCACTTTTCACTGAAAAGAAGAAGATATTCGGGATTCTGGGTGGGAATCGTAGTGGCAAGACAATTTTGGGGGCGTTTATAGCTGTTGCTTGGGCTCTTGGAAAAGAGTATTTTAAGGACGAGCCAGCTTGGAAGTGGGTACAAACCCTACCAATACCTGAGCCTCCGAACAATATTTGGGTGGTTGGCCTGGACTATGGCGTTCTTCGTGACGTAATATGGTACGAGAAGCTTAGACACGGCAAAAATCACCCACCATTCCTTCCAAGTGATTCTAGTGCAGTTCGGAAAGTAAGCGACGGAGACTTCCAGGTATTCTTTGAGAATGGTTCCATCCTTACAGGGAAGTCTGCTGATGCAGGCAGGGAGAAGTTTCAAGGGGCATCAGTTGATCTGATTTGGATTGATGAAGAGTGTGATGAAGCAGTCTTTGATGAATGTTATCAGCGAACTGCGGACTGTGCTGGCCGAATTCTTCTCACGCTTACTCCTCTCGTTGACATCAATAGCGGAGTACGGACTCCTTGGGTCTTCGACCTTTATGAAGAGTTCGTGGCTGGCAAAGCGGATATCCAGTTCTGCCAACTCTCAACTATAAATAGTCCCTATGTTCCCCAAGATGAAAAGGACAAGTTAATTGTTAAATGGGCAGGCGATCCTGAAGAGGGGGCACGACTTTACGGGAGATTTGTCCGCCGAAGCGGTCTTGTCTATCCGCAATGGAGTATTGCTCGACACGTTGTTACAGAGTTCAACATACCACGTCACTGGCAGCGTATCGTATCTATTGACCCTGCTGCGACGGGCGTTACCGCAGCGATTTGGATCGCTGTAAGTGATAATGGTGATCTCTATGGATTCAGAGAGTATTACGAGCGAGATCAAATTGTTTCTGAACACGCTAAAGGCATTATCATGCGATCCGCTGGAGAGCCAATTGATATCTGGCTTCTCGATCCCAAGTGGGGAAGTCAGCGGAATGCTGAAACACATAAAACGGGCGCACAACTCTGGCGAGAAAGTGGAATACCCGTTCGACTTCCAGATGTAGGGGAAGACTATGGACTCAACGTTTCCCGTGAATACATCAACGCCACTGTTACACCTAACAGTCGCCATCCTAAGTTCTATCTCTTTGCAGGGAACCCAAACTTCGAGTTCGAGATAGGCCACTATACTTGGGACACATTCCAAAAGGGAGCGATGAAGGGCTTAGCTAAAGAGAAACCCCGGAAAAGAAACGATCACTTGGTCAATGCATTTCAGTATGCATGTACTCTTAGGCCAAGGGGCAAGAATTCCAAACGTAGAGAGGAAGACTTCTTTACGACGCTGGATAAAAGAAAAATCAATTTGAGTTCATATACTTAGGAGGAACCAAAATGTCAGTAAATGTAGCGAAATTTGTAGTTGAATCCCTACCCGGAGTAGGTGTTGGTCTAGTTGCTGGTGCATTTATTCCAGCCGTGCTACGGAAAGTGAAGGCTGCTATTGTGAAATTAGCCCTCAAGATCGCAGCTAAGGCTGAGGCAGATGCCAAGGCTGTAGAAGCCAAGGTTGTATCGGGTGTCCAAACTGAAGCGAAGAAGCTCTAGCATGTTCCGCAAAGTTTGGGGCTGGCTAAAAAATAGAGCACCAATTACATACGCGCTCGCGTTCTATATATTCATTATGGTTGGCGATTGGGTTTCATCCATGCTATCTCGTGGTATCCCTGGTGTTCGTGAAGGGAATGACTTTGCAGTTGATGCAAATGGTGGCTTTGTACTTCATAAGATGATGATCGTGGATGGCTTAGCTCTATTTGGGCTACTCGCGTGCGCTATTACTACCTATCAAGCCTGTAAAAATTGGTCTCGCGAGGTTGGTAGAGTGTTGATGTGCATTCCTATCATCTATATAGCTTATGATAGGATGCTTTCGGCTGTAATCCCCAATTGGTGCTACGTTCTCCGGCTCCATATTGTTGACAATACTGCTCCTATTTCACAGATACTACGAGTATTGTTAAATAGAGGGCACTAATGGAACCCACATCTAGTGAATGGAAGATAGTCGCCTACTTCGTCCGGCATGGTGCTACTAAACTTAACGATGAAGGCAAGTTTCGTGGCAAACTAGATGCTCCGCTAGATGAAAACGGAAAACTGGATGCCAAGAAGCTCAAAGCTTATTTTCGTGATAAGGAAATCGGTGATGCTTGGGTATCTGATAGCAAGCGAGCCCAAGAGACAGCCGATGAAATACTAGAACAAAAAGGTGTTGTTGCTAGTCCTGATCCAAATCTGAACTCGATTGATGTGGGGAATCTAGCTGGAGAGAAGAAAGCTGACCATAAGGATGATACAAATTACCTCCAAGAGCATCCCGAGGAACCCTTTCCAGGTGGAGAATCTATCAATCAGTTCCGTAGCCGTGTCAGACCAAGGATTGTCCGATCTATTCGGAATGGAATTGATAACGGCGTTCCAAGCATGACAGTTACATCTTCAAGTGTTATCCATGAAGTAGGAAATTTGATTCATGGAGATCACAATATTTGTAAAGTTCGTCCAGGTGGAGTGGCTGGCGTTTATTCGAATGGCGGTCAATTTAAGGCCGTTCCATTGATTAGAGCAGCCAAGGGCGAAGGAGTAGATAAGACTTATGCTTCTTAAGGAGGGCATTATGCCAGAGGAAACAGTTTATACAGGTGCAACTTCAGATGATCTTGATTGTCAAGGACAACACCGATATTTCGCTCTTGAGCCGGTTGGTATTGAGGCCGAGGGCAAGGTTCTAGTCATTTTGGTCTGTACAGCTTGTGGCAAAATCAGGCTTCATGTTGTGCAGGTCACAACTGGCGCTTCACGCATTACGGAGTAAGAAATGGGAGTCCTTCCGAATGAGATTCCCAAGGATCATAATACTGGAGTTCTAATAGCATTGGCTTGTAGTGGTCGCTTAATTACCCCTGAACTCGTAATAGCAATGACCATGCAGCCGATTCCGACACATATGAATCCAGCTTACCTTTGTGTCAAGGGTAAGAAAGTTGAAGAAGCCAGGGAGATTTTAGCTGATACTGCACTTTCAATTCGAGCTAAGTATCTCTGGTTTGTTGATGATGATACAATTCCTCCACCTAATACATGTCGTAGATTGATGTATGTATTAGATAACAATCCAGATGTCATGGTTTGCGGTGGAGTCTATGTTACAAAGAGCGATCCCCCACAACCGGTTGTCTTCCGAGGTATGGGACTTGGCTCTTTCTGGCATTGGAAAGAGGGTGAGATTTTTGAAGTAACAGGCATGGGTGCTGGCTGCATGATGATAAATTGTGAAGTCTTTAAGCACCTTGAAAAGCCCTATTTCCCTTGGGTAGAAGAATACACGAATGAAGCTACCTGCCCAATGAAGTTGATTAGTGAGGATATAGGCTTTTGCAACAAAGTGAGGGCAGCGGGTTTCAAAGTGTTCGCGCATGGTGGTGTTCTCTGCGATCACTTCGATTGTACGACAGGCGAGACTTATCGCCTGTTGGAAGATTCATATCCTCTCAAAAAGGATATCAGTTCTGTTGTTCCTCCACTGGAACAGCAAAAATCCACAAAAGAATAAAGGATAAAACATGGCAACAACTTCGATTTCTCTTTCTTATATTGGTCAAGGTCCCTCTGCTGGTGGGCAAAATATTGCTGATCAGACTAGTGGCCCAAAGGCCAAGACTCTTTACGGATATGGCGCTCTAGTTGCTACATCCGGCACATGGGCATCTCAGACGAGCTGCCCGATTAACTGGATTGATGGTGTACAGTCACTTGGTAAGGTAGTTGTACTAAATCTTCAGTCAGTTGATGTGACTGATGGTACATACACGACTTACCATAGCACTGGCCCTGACAGTTCAGTTCCAGTTGGCACAACTGTTACGATTGCTGGCTTCTCAACTGGGGCTAACAATGGTTCTTTCGTTGTTCATGCTGTCACGAGTTCAACAATCGTAGTCGTAAGTGCGGCTGGTGTTGCAGAAATCAATCCAGCAGCTACTTGCACCTTTACGGTTGGTGGCGTTCCAACGTTCGTGAATCTCTTCTACGCAGGTTCAAATGGTGATTCAGCTACAGCAGCGGCTTCCTTTGCAACAGGTGCAAACATTATAGTTCCGAGCGCAGTCAGTTCTACTGGTTGCACGGCTAACTATAAGAGCCTTGCTACATCGGGTGTTTCTGTTACTATTGGGGCGATTATTGCCTTTTCAAGTTAATCTGGATAACATAGGAGAAAACGACTATGCTATTTAGAGATGAAAATCCAATCCTTGGCCCTTCAACCGTAATTGACTGGACACACAAATCTTTGATTACACAGGCAGTTTATCATGCCGGTGTGACGGATACTGTGCTTCTCTGCAATTATGCCGCTGGCAACCAAGCTATCATTCTTCCTTCCACAAACGTTCCTGTTGGTAAAGTTTTTGTCATCAAACTTGCCGGAGCTGGGTCTCCTGTAAACGTCACTGTAGACAATGGTGCCAACATTGATGCACTCAGTGGTGGACAACTTCAACTCTGGACAGTGCCATCAACTACTGCAAACGGTTCATATTCTGCCCTTCAATGGGATGGAACCCAGTATTGGATAGTTGGATAAACAATCTTCGCTTTGAGGGGCTGAGCGTATCAGCCCCCACATTTTCTAGGAGGATTTGATGACGAGGGAACAGTTAGAAAAGAAACTTGAACAGTACACAGCGCAACTAGAGCAACTGAAAGCTAATGCAAACGCCCTTCAAGGTGCTATTCAAGCTATTCAAAGTCTTATAACCGATCTCGACCAGGAAACCAAACCTGAAGAAAAGGTGTAAAATGGGAGAATTTCGCGGTGAAAAATTAGTTACCGTGGCAATTAAGAACGTCCAGCCTGCTGTAAAAGGCTCTACTGTACTTGCATCGGGTGTAACTCTTACTAATGGGGATGTGGTGCTCTTCACATATGATGACTATCTTAACGTCCCACATGCTGTAGTGGTTAACTCTGGCAATGCGCTTGCTGTTCGATCATAATTAGCACCACCTATAATGGGTCCTAATGTCCATACTACTCCCAGTTCTAGCTAGTGTCTTCTTTAGTCTTGCAGCTTTTGATGGCTGGCTAACTCGTCGAAGGATGCATCTCTTCAATGTAGATATTGAACTTAACCGAGTTATTCACTATCTATGCAAAGTCTGTGGGATCGAACTGGGTATTATGCTTGGACTCATGCTTCCAGCAGCCTGTCTAACCTATCTCTTCTACAAGCTTAACTTTACAGTCGGCTTTGCACTTCTAGTCGGCTTCAGAATCAAGCTTTTCATCAATCAGCTTCAAAGTTTCAAACTGGAGAAATTGATTTTAGCTCAGTTAGGGGGCCGTGGCGCTCCACCCTCCAGCGCCGAAAATGCGGGATCGCAACCCGACAACTCAAAAACGGCCCCCAAAATTTCGCCGGAGGATAAATAATGATCTATTCTGCTGAAGATAGAGCTAAACTAGTAGCTGAAGTCTTCGACAAGGATAAAGTAGTTCTCATATGCTCGAAGCACAAGTGGGCATATGGCACCAAGCGACCGCCTGTATTTGGCTGTAAAAAATGCCAAATGGCCTCGTTTATGGGACTTATGTGCAATATTCCTCCTGCTCGACGATTGGAAGTTCTTGAGATGCTTGAATATAGCGTCCATCATCTTGTTGAAGCTGAGGAAAACGGCACGATCAATGATATTATTTTGAATAAACATCCAAAGGTTACTGTCGAAAAAGGATAAGTACATGGCACGTTTTGCAAATATTCTCATTCCTGCAAGTGAAGGAACCGCGAGGGTGGCGGTTAGTGCGAATTCTACTTCAGCTAAATTGCAGTTAGGAGCCAATCGTATCTTTGTAATCAATTCAGACCATGATGTTAACATTACGTTTGGTGCGAATGCTACGATTACAACTCCTGATGCTACAGCTTATCGAATTCCCGCAAATCAGCAAACAACCTTCGATTTAGGTTCAGCTAGCGACACTATTGAACTTTTCAATCCCTCGCTTACACTAACGGCAAATGTCTTTATTCAATTGCTTTCAGTACAATAAAAAGGAAATAGTATGTCTCGATATGCTTCGATTTTGATTCCTGCGAGTAGTCCTTGTGTCAACATCCCTGGACTTGCCTATCATACGGTTTCATCCCCTGTTACAACCTTGGGATATCACGGTATCTTTGTTATCAACTCAGATCAAGATATTTCTATAACATTCGGAGCAGCGGCCTCGATTGCGACACCAACTGCGACCTCCTATCGCATTCCAGCCAACCAGCAAACAACTTTTGATCTGGGGGCAGCGAGTGATTCTTTGTTGATCTTTAACAATGCAGCAACTTCAGTAGCCGCAAATATTTGGATTCAAAAACTCTCGGTGGTTTAATTAAATGCTACCGCCCCTTATGTACTGGGAGGAAACTCCTGTACCATCAGGACTTGCTCCTGCACCAACTATCGCGCAGTTTATTACGCCTATACACCAACTCGCGCATGTGTGCCTAACTTTTTTCGTTTATCTTCTTTTGAAAATGTGGAGTAGAATATAATGGCAAATGCTATTCTAATCCTTCCAAGTGATGCTGCAAATACTGGAAAAGACCTTCAAGCTTTCTCTAACACTGTTGGTGCTAATACAGTTTATTCTGAAGCTGTGACTCCTGTAAATTCTTCGGGAACGGAAGAAGGTACTGCTACTGTACCTATTCGTATAGACCCAACAGGTACGACTGCACAGCCTGTTACGATTTCTTCACTCCCTTCACTTGCTTCTGGTTCTAATACAATTGGTAAAGTTGATCTTCTTGGTAATGCTGGTGCCACTCTCGACGCCGCTCCAGGTGCAGCCGTACCAACTAACGCATTGATGGTTGCCGGGTCTGATGGCACGTACTTGCGTGCACTGCTCACTGACTCCACCGGTCAGTTGAAGGTTCTTATCGAGAACTCC